CCTGATCCTGAGTGGTATGATCTTGCTCGAGACTGCAATCTGGGACGTGTTCAACAAGAAGTGATGCGTAACGCATATCCAGAAGTTCATTATTCAGAATGGGCTTGGATTGGATCTAACTATGATATTGTAATGGACAATAATTGTACATTGGATGAGTTGAAAATTCGAGTTGACAATATAGTTGATTCGATTTATAATAATCGTGTTGAGGCAAATGAGGTCGTTAATTATGAAACTTTCTGATAATACGTTGAACATCTTGAAAAACTTCTCTGGTATCAACCAGAGTATTGAATTCAAACAGGGTAATTCGCTCCGTACAATTTCTGCAGGTAAGACAATCTTCGCAGAAGCAGTTCTTGATGAAACATTCGAAAAGGATTTTTGCATTTATGATCTGACAAAACTCCTTGCAAAACTCTCTCTTTACAAGGATGCTGATCTTTCTTTCGATGTAGATCGCATCAACATTCAGGCTGACCGCAAGCGAGACTATATTCATTATTGTGCGCCAGAATTGCTGACCAAGCCACCTGCAAAGAGTATCTCTATCACAGAAGCAGATTGCTCGTTTGTTCTTTCGCATGCTGATCTTGATTGGATGCGTAAGTCTGCCAGCATCTCTGGATTGCCAAACTTTGTGTTTGAGAGCGACGGTGCTGTTGTAAACTTTATTGCAACAGATGTCAAGAACAATGCAGCAGATCATTCCAAGATTGAGATTGGAACTGGCGACGGTAAGAAGTTCCGCGTTGTGATGAAAGCAGAGCACTTCAAGTTGCTTGATGGCGATTATGAGGTTTCTGTATCAAAGCGAGGCATCTCCAAGTTCAAACACAAGACAATCAATCTGTCATACTTCATTGCTGTTGATGTTGCAGATTCTTCTTTTGAGGAGTGATCATGACTATTAAAGATGGTGACAAAGTAAAGATTCTGGGATGTCTCCAAGAAATTTCAAATTCTCTCACTCGTATTGAGGCAGAACGAGACCTCATCAAAGATATTCTGCAAAGAATGCAGGATGAGTTCGAACTTCCAAAGAAACTCTCTCGTAAACTGGCGAAGACTTATCACAAGCGCAACTTTGAAGAAGAAGTTGCAAGCCAGAACGACTTCGTGGAGATCTACGAAACGGTGGCTAAATAAGTCTGTTGGGGTGCAACGTTCTTTGTTGACGGCACAATCCGCCAGACTGCTCGCTGTGGGAGTTCACCTTCCCCACCCCATCTTCTCTTTGAGGTTATTATGAAAGATATCTTTTTCGCAGTGCTGATTATAGCATTTGCTGTCTATACAATTGCCTCCACTTTTGTTGGTTGGGATTCCAGTTACGGAATCTATGGTATTCTACTTTCAATGGGTGCTGAGGTGGCGTATGATCAGTGGCAAAGGAGAAAAAACGATGGCAACAAGGCGTAATTTCTTCAAGTATCTTGGTCTTGCTGGTGGCGTGGCTGGTGGTGGCATTGTTGCCGCTGCAGCCGTTTTACCAGATCCTGAAAAAACAGAGTGTGTAAAGAAACTTGACAAAACCATGAGCAATATACAATTCCAGCAAACTTATGGTCAAAGACTTCCAGATCATATGTTCATACGTGAACCACGATATGTTCCTGGTACAAGAAAGGATGTTAATGTTGGAATGAATGTCGGACCAGACGGTGAAATGTACTTGAAAATTAATGGGAAATGGCGTAAGATAGTAACTGAATAATTGTGAGGAATTTTTATTATGAATGATTTGCTCTGGGTTGAAAAGTATCGACCACGGACTGTTGCTGATTGTATCCTCCCTGACGAATTTAAATCTACTTTCCAATCTTATGTGGATCGAAAAGAGATTCCGCATTTGCTTCTTTGTGGTGGCGCAGGTGTTGGTAAAACAACAATTGCAAAAGCACTCTGTGAGCAGGTTGGTTGCGATTACTTGTTCGTAAACGGATCAGATGAATCTGGTATTGATACATTCCGCACCAAAATTAAAAACTATGCCTCCTCAATGTCCTTCACAGGAACAAAGAAGGTTATCATCATTGATGAGGCAGACTATCTAAATCCAAACTCCACTCAGCCAGCCATGCGTGCTGCAATGGAGGAGTTTGCTCTTAATTGTACGTTCATCATGACTTGCAATTATAAGAGTCGCATCATTGAACCGTTGCATTCTCGATGCGCTGTAATTGAATTCAAACTGCGCAAAGAAGATAAGCCAAAAATGGCAATGGCATTTATGAAGCGCACTGCGGAGATTCTCACTGCTGAGAAGATCCCATATGACAAAGCAGTCCTTGCTGAAGTTGTCAAGAAACACTTTCCAGATTATCGTCGTGTTCTAAATGAACTTCAGCGATATTCTGTCAGTGGTAAGATTGATGCTGGTATCTTAACAAGTCTGACTGATGTTTCAATCACTGAACTTGTAACCGCACTCAAGGATCAGAACTTTGGCTCAATGCGAAAGTGGGTTGCAGAGAATGGCGTTGAAGATCCATCAAGAATGTATCGTAGAGTTTATGATAGTCTCTATGATGTGATGGATAAATCTACAATTCCAAATGCTGTTGTAATTCTGGCAAGGTATCAATATCAATCAGCCTTTGTTGGAGATCAAGAACTCAATCTAACTGCATGTCTCACTGAACTAATGGCAGAGTGTAAATTTACATGATGACTGCAATTGAACAGGAACTTGGACCAATTCAAATTGGACAAAAATATTATTTTAAAGAAGAGAAAAAACCAACAAGTGATCTTGCTGGAGAAATGCGTGAATCGCTCACAATAAAAGCAATTCAACTTGATTTATATGAACGATCTGGACTGATCATATCAGATGTCACGCAGTATAAACTTCCATATGACTTTACCATCTTCAATTCAAAGATGAATAAAACAATATGTGTTCAAGTTAAAACAAGTGCATGTTTTAACGTAAATGGTATGAATAAAAAAGGTAATAAAGCAAAAACTAAAAAAAATTCGTGGATATTTGACATGTACGAAAATGATGCCTTTTATTACTTTAAAGAAAACATTAAATTTATTGTATGTGCAGTCGTTACAGAACGATCTTACATTGACAAGTTGAATTCAAAAGAACTGATTTATTGGATAATTCCGATTGATCGTTTACTTGAATACTGGCACCAGAATACTTCTGGTACGAAGTATGCAATCGCTGCAGATGATCAAAAATTTCATAATGAATACTGTATGAATTATAATCTTCTATTAGAGCACTCAAATGGCTGATCTATTTAAAGAACTGATTCCGTCTATTCTGCAAACAAAGCAGTACGCTCTTCTCACAGATCAAGACGAACGATCCTACCCTGCATTCATGGTGAATCGTGCGCTCTCGTATCATCGAGATACGATTCTATTCGCCAACGAGATGAATCGTTTCTCCAGCCTTGATAATAAGATGAAGTATGACTTTCTCCTAAATATTGTTCGAGCCTCAAAAAGACCATACTCAAAATGGTTTAAAAAGGCAGAAAACAATGATTTGGACGTAATCAAAGAGTATTATGGCTATTCAGATTCAAAGGCTGCAGAGGCTTTAAAGATACTTAATGATGAACAAATCGCTATGTTAAGAAAAAAATTATTCAAAGGATGATAACATGAGCGTTGAAAAATTGATTGAAGTTACACTTGATAAACAGGATGATTTCTTAAAGGTGCGAGAAACTCTAACTCGTATCGGAGTCGCGGCAAAGAACGATAACATTCTTTACCAATCTTGCCATATTCTCCATAAACAGGGAAAGTATTACATCGTCCACTTCAAAGAACTCTTTGAGTTGGATGGTAAGCCAAGCAACATTTCTGAAAACGATTTACAGCGAAGAAATACAATCGCGAATCTAATGGCAGAATGGGGTCTTGTGAAACTTGTAAGTCCAGATAAAACAAAAGACAATGTTGCGCCACTTTCGCAGATTAAGATTCTTCCATTTAAGGATAAGAGTCAGTGGCAATTAGTCTCCAAATATACAATCGGAAAGAAAAAGAAAGAGGCATAATTTATGGATCATTTTTGGCATGAACCCCATATGGGCGAGAATTGGTTTACTTATCCAAGATTATATAAAGAAATGGTTTCAAGGTTCTCCGATGGAAGTCATTTCGTTGAGATCGGAAGTTGGAAAGGAATGTCGGCTGCGTTCATGGCAGTTGAGATCATAAATTCTGAAAAACAAATCAAATTCGATTGTATTGACATCTGGAGCGATACAGCCTATCTGTCAGAAGGGCAAGATCTTCTTGGTCAAGAACTCATGAATAAATTTCTTGAGAACATTGCTCCTGTTCGTCATGTTATTAATCCTATTCGAAAAGACTCTTATCTTGCTGCTAACGATTATGCAGACAACTCAGTAGACTTTGTATTCATTGACGGCGATCATAGTTATGAGGGATGCAAAAAAGATATCCTTGCATGGCTTCCAAAGATGAAGAAAAATAGCGTTCTTGCAGGGCATGATTATGCTTGGCATGAGCCAGTGAAGCGTGCGGTTGCTGATGTATTTGGACCAGGCGATTTTGGTGATCCATGGGGATCTGGATGTTTTGCCTTTGAGTTGATTGATGGAAGAGTCGTCAAATACGGAAGCGAAGATCAAGTCTTTCGTTACTCGGTTGACCTATGATCGTATTGAATTTATACAAGATTCGCGATGACTTTGACCTTCCGACATATGGAACATCACTCGCAAATTGTTTTGATCTTTCCTTTCAACCATCTGAAGAGAGTGTAAAGGGTTACGATAAACACAACAATCCTATTTCACAATATGTGAACTTACATGGTGAGATTTCTGTTTATCCTGGAGATCGTTTACTTATTCCGACAGGATTAGTTTTTAAGATTGAACAAAACATCACTGTTGAAACATACGCAGATGTTTCTCGCGAATTCGCACCACTACAAAACTATAGCATTCGTCTTCACCCAAGATCTGGTTTGTCGCTCAAGCGAGGACTCGTTCTTGCAAACTCAGAAGGCATTGTTGATGTTGACTACCAAGAAGAAGTGTTTGTTCTATTGACAAATATCTCTAGTGTGGGTCAAGTCCTCAAGAAAGGGGATAGAATTGCACAGGCTGAAGTTGTTTGTAATGAACCTGCGCATTTTGTTGTTGTCACTAAAAAACCAGAAAAGCATTCTGAGCGCGGTGGAGGATTTGGTTCAACTGGTGTATAAATAAAGGTGGATGCCCATTTGGGGTCCACAACAATACTTGCTTATTAAAGGAGTAACAATATGACTAATATCACCACACTCACGGCTGCATCACTCGATCGTCTTCTTCCAACTGCTCTTGGGTTTGAAAATACGTTCGCTGCTCTTGATAATGCCGCTCATCTACTAACTGCATCGCAAACAGCGTTTCCACCTGTGAACGTCGTCAAAACAGACGAATACAATTTTATTGTGGAAGTAGCAGTTGCTGGTTACAAGCAAGATGAGATTGAAATCACGGCTGAGAAAAACTCTCTAAAGATCAAAGGCAAAAAGGTAGAAACTGACGAACGCAATTATCTTGTAAAGGGAATTGCTGGTCGCCAATTTGCTCGCCAATTTGTTTTGTCTGACACAGTAGTGGTTCGTGATGCTGCTCTCACTGATGGCATTCTTTCAGTTTATCTTGAGAATGTTATCCCTGAAGAACAGAAGCCTCGTAAGATTTCCATTAAGTAAACATTGAGAACTATATTATGATTCGTGATGAACTCTCGTGGGATGAATTGTTTATCTTACAGGCTGCTCTGATCGCTCAGAAGAGCAAGGATCCGTCGACAAAGGTGGGGTGTGTAATCGTCAATGATGATAACGTCATCTTGTCGACTGGATTCAATGGATTCCCTCGCGGCATTGAAGAAGATTGGAAAGATCGTTGGAAGCGTCCAGAAAAGTATCACTGGGTTGAGCATGCTGAACGCAACGCAATCTTCAATGCTGCTCGCGTTGGAGTTTCGCTCAACAACTCACGCGCATATCTAAATTGGGAACCAAAGCCATGCGCTGATTGCACACGCGCATTGATTCAAGCAGGCATCAAGGAAGTCATCGGACCAAACCGACCATGGACTGGCGTTGGTGCTGGGAAGCACTATTCGATCGATCACGCCGAACAGATGCTCCGTGAAGCAGGAGTCCGAATACGCTATTTCGACCTGCCCCCAGACCTATCCGAACCCCCATTTTAACTCCGCTCTCGCACCTTCTCCGTTCGTTATACGGGATCTCGTAAGTTGTTGATTTTACAAGAGATTTTTCTGTTGTCATTTCCTGTGTTTTATGCGAGAATTGTTGTATGAAACAGTATCACTATATCATGTCTGAAAACGACAAATTTGGTGCTCGCCACACACTCTGGCATGTGGGAAATTACATGTATGAGATTGAATGCCGCAGTACTGGTAACAAAATCGTGCTCCAAGACACCACTTTCGAACAGGCAAAACGTGTGTTCCAAGAGGTGCTCGTAAGTTATTGATTTTACAAGAGTTTTTTCTGTTGTCAATTTCATCTCCCTGTGCTATAATAGTCTTATGAAATGTGAAAACACTGTGAAAATTGGTGACGTGGTCAAGTCTCTTGACTTCGTTGGTCATGATGATTGCTACATGGTTGGTCTTGTGACTGCCGTGCTTTCTGACGGCACTTTCCGTGCCAAAACTATTAAGCGTGTGTGGCTTGGTCAGGTTGATAAAAGATTCAAATCTGACACTTTTGTCGCTCCGCTTCCTGGTCATCACTTCGCTGATGATCTGATGTTCCCTCGCGTGCAGGTGGTTGCCTAATGGAAATCAATCGTCGTCATGGCAGTCCGTATGATCGTGGTGCTGCTGACAGTTATTATCGTCGCGACTTTAATCCGCACTACTTCGTTGGTGACACTTATCGCTCGCAAGAAATTACTCTTGTCG